GCTAAATTAAAATTACAAATAAAAAAGATGCCTTTAAGCCCAGACGCACCTTGTACCGAATGGCAAGGAATATCGTCACAGATAAATCTGATCGAGGGATGCAAAAGAAAAGATAAGTAATGTGCTTCATTAAGAATCCTGACGCGCGCTGTAAGAACGTCAGCCTTTGTTTTCAAGTTAAACTACAGCGGAAAGTGTTAAAGTCTCTGTTGTCGTTTATGTTGTTGGGTTAGTAGCGTACTGGTACTCCATAACCTGTGGTACGCCGAGGAGACCTCCAAAAGAGAAGTCATCTCCTGCAGCGCGGTACAAGCTAAGTGTAGCACCAGCAATCTGGGGGTGTGATACCACGACTGTGGGAATTGGAATTTTAGAAATCCTACTATCGGCCAAAGTGGTAGATCCATAAAAAGTCGCAACCATATGGCCAGTGGAATAGTAGGGTACCTCAAATTCAATAATTCCTTCTTTATCGAGGTAAATCACGAGAGGGTTGTCGCCGAACCCAGGTTGATAAGCCAAATTGCCTGGCGAAGCAACCGGGATATCGACGATGGAAGCCATAATTCCTGAACCAATAGCAGAGCCTGGATTAGAGGCCGTCCTATTGATCGTAGAATTATTGATGTAAACGGAAAAGGGGATGGAAGCGTTAAAGTTAGCCGGAATGGTTATTAAAGCAAGCTTAAAACGTACCGATCCTCGCATAAACGAGTACATCGGGGCGAGATGTTGAATATAATCAGTGGGGGTGTATAGAGGCGTGGTAGATGTTATTGAGCCAGTGGCAACGGGTGTTAACTGCCAGGGTCGAATGAGAAGGTTAGTAGCAGTCGTTCCTGGTTGGGTTGCATTGGCTGGAATCGCAGTAAATGTTGACGTCTGTACACGAATGAAACGCTTAATGAGTTGCCTCGCCGACGTCACAACCTCTCCAACACACATGGACGCCGGTGGAATTTTAAGTCCTCCTGCATTCATGTGGTCTTCTGAAACCTCCTTCGTATCTTCAACACCTCCAACTTGAGCAGTACCTTCGACTGGTATCTCATTATCCATGTCTTCTACCACCTCACGCTTAGAGCGCTTTGGTGGTTTCTTACCCTTGTTAGTGGGGACCACTTCCAAGGTGGATGATGAGGCCAGTGCGGTAGTGGGGAGTCCATAAGGCAAAAACGTGGTCTGATTCGGGACTGCGAACTGAGCATTTTCCATGTGGGAGAACACAATAACTTCGACGACGGAGGCACATTGTGGGGCAGCAACAAGAGGGTTAATAACCGTCATTTGTATTTGTCCCAAACAATAGTTCCTAGCGTCACCAGAAGTTAGAGGTACTCCCCGGTCGATTTCAGTCAACAGCCAAGGTCGAACGGCAGCAAAGGGGATACGGAAACGTACAGTAGATGAAGTTGTTAAATCCACATCTGCAGTTTCGGTATACCCTGGCATGTCGTTCAACGGAAACGATTGCGTAGCGTAGTTGTAGAGTCGGGAGGAGATCCTGACGCGGCCAGAATGCATTTGAGTCTTCACAAAGTGAAAATCAAATACAAAGTCGCCACGCCAGAGATTCAACAATGTTGCGATTCGAGCAGCAGGGCTCAGTCTGTCGACCGAACCTTTCACCACTGTAGAAGCAGCACCTTTCCATCCAAGATATTGGGGAGAAAGAGGCAACGACCACAATGCTGTATCACTCTGATCCGCAACATTCCAATCGAAATTGGCAATATAAGCGGGACGAGCAGCTATGTAAGATAAAGCCATCTCGTCGTGGTCAGTACCAGCAAAACCAGAAAAAGTCTGAAGTTCATTGCCGGCAGAAAAACCAAGTTTGTGAGAAGTGTCGGCACCATCGTAGTTCAAGAAATACCGTCCAGGGGCCTGTAAGACACGTGTTACAGGGGCCTGAACAGTAGGTTTCGAGAAACCAAACAGTTTCAACACGTTTGAAGCGGCGGTCGAAAACAACGACACAGGCTTAGCTAGAGAGCCGAGCCCAACCATTGGCAGGATACTCGATGCAGCACTCCCAATACTTGTAATCGTATTGGAGATAGCACCAGTCTTTTCCATGGTTGGCAGCTCACTTCCAACTTGAGCCCATGCAGTTGCAAGGGGAGCATCAGTAGGCCAAATCAATTCTACATCCTCAAAGTTCGCCCAAACAGTGAAATTCACTGTCGAGTTAGCTTGAGAAAGTACGGGAGAGAGCGAGTTGAGGACAACCCGCCCAAAGCTCCCTTGTCCAGTTACCAGATTAACGTAAAGGTATGGAGAAACGTAAGGAGTTACAAATTCCATAGCAGTTTGGTTAGCAAGGTTAAGAAGAACATGAGGCAGAGCAGAGACCGCACACATGTCCGCCAAGTTACCGCTCAGTCCTTTGTAAAACCAAGCGGCATGGCGGGGCATGTATTCGGCGTATGGCATGAAAGAAAGAATAGCCATACCTTGCTGGAATGGTTGAGAATTAAACTGAATGCGCACACGCACTCGAGCCCTCATCCCAACAAAGCCAGCAACCTTCGCAATGTTTTGGGTGTAAGTCGTAGTCAGTAGAGCGGAGGGAAAATCAGCAGACCAGAGTTGGGTACCTTCGGTACTCGTCTGATCCCACTTACCTTGAGCCATAATTACGGGTCGTTTCAGAAAGTCTTTAATCGTATGTTCAGATGTCTTTCCGACAGAACCACCAAGATACTTGAGAAGGGATACCTCTTTCGAGACATACTCCTCAGATCTGACGGTTCCATCTTCATGCAAGACTAGGGTGTCGAAGCGTTCAGTAGTAGTGTTTGGGTTAAGATCGGGTTCAGCATTAAAATCTTGATTTGTAGCAGGCCGAGGGTACTTAGATGATTGTCGACCTAGACAATCACCGCACTGTTAGTTCTCTGGGTATTGTGAGGGCTGCTCACATCCCACCCTGAGAAGTAATTCTAAATAGAAAGGGATTTCGCGTGGCAGCAGTGTTAAAATTCTTAAGCTAACAGAAATTTACAAAATTTTACAAGTTCACACACACGCAGCTCAGTTAACCTCAGGAGCTTGAGGGCCAAAAATCTTCGACACTTCACGGGGCAAGTGATAGTGAAGGAAATGTTCAAAGTGGACGTTGGGAACGCCAGACTCGATTGCGGTTTTCACCACTTTCGGAGCCCATTCTTCAAACACTTCTTTTCCGTGGGCAGCGATCTCCTGGAGGACATCCTGAACTACATCCGACTCTATAGTGCGTGGGTCTACAACACTATTTCGTCGGGTCCAATTCAGGGTCTCCAAGCGACCTAACAATTCAGCGGGGCATGTGTGGCGTTGCATCACATCAGACCATTTCCAAAATCGTTTGAGAAACTGGACTTCATGCAAGGTTTTAAAACCAGCGATTTCACCTGTCTTGGCAGCATCGGTATACTGCATACCAAGAAGGGTGAACTCGTCAGTCAAAACCTGCATGTTCCAGAATTCTTTCGCAACGTTGGAAACGGACCAAACGTTATCATCACCATACGTAACAAGTCGTACATGCTCATTGAAGGCGCGCATCGTTTTCAAATGTTTCGGAGCAATCCGAAGCCAAATGTAGCGAAACGCCAACAACAAGTATCCAGAGCCAAAGTCAGAGGTTCCAAAAATGCCAGAGGGGAGGGAGTGGGTGCATTGGTAGGCAGCACCGCGGTAGTATCGCACGCAATATACCAACTGTATCCAAAGGGCTTTCCGAATTTCGGTATTCCCATCAGAGTACATCTGATCTATCACATGGAACAACTCCCACAAAATCTTGTCCATGAGAGTACCGTCCAAGTTTCCAAAATCACCGTCACCACAATTGTCGTAACTAACTTCATTCAGATACTTGTACATGTACTCCCACTCAGCAGACCAAACATTTAATCCAACTCCAGTTCCATTTCTGATCCTGTTGCGACGAATCGCAACAATAGCATCCATGAAATATTGCCGGATAACAACGTTCAAATGCATTGGTAAGACTGTGAAAACTCGCGTCTTCCCAGCCAATACCTTCTCACGTGGTCTACGTTCATCTTTCAAACAATCTAAAGAGAGGATGTCAAGTGTATTTCCTTGGCGGATATTTTCCACCAAGTCTTCACACGCCAACACCAGCTCCTCATAGCCAGGGCTTGCGGGGTCAAATCCTTCGGTGCCCAGATAATAAGTCTTTCCTTTCATTCCATGACGATCCCAACCATAACCTGGGGAGGTTACAGTCGAGATTGGATTGCGGAGCTCATCACCTGGGACACCAGCGATCGCTTCTTCTATAGATAAAACACGGAGGGGTTCTGACACACCCTCCATGAAATTCCTAAAGACATCACGACCAGCAATTTTCAACAAGTCAGTTTCACAAGTCGGGGTACACTTACCCGCTTTCACAACTCCTAAAGCCAATGGATCCTTTCGGACACCATCGACTTCAAAAGGTCGCAATTTAGCGGGAATAGTGGTCGGTCCAGTCAATTTGCCATACATACTTGAGGGAATAATAGTCGATCTAGAAACTTCTCCAGGACCGTCATCAATTTGACAGACAGGGAGAAATTCACCAGGGACTACCTTCACACAAGGTTTCCGGTCAGAGAAATTCTGAGCCATTTGCGCAACGGGGGCAAACGCACTCAAAACATCAGCAAGGTCTTCAGCGGTTACCAAACATGACCAATTACGTCCAACTTGAGAGCCAGCAACATGCATACCGACGAATTTCTTCGTCAATACGGTGGAGCTAACACTCAAAAGTTGACCGCAATAGCCAGGTTGAGTAGGGATTTGGTATTCGTAGAGGTCTCGAGCAATTATAG